TGATGAAATCACTAGAACTAATTTTGTAAATACTATTGAACCATTCTTACGTGATGTTCAGGCAAAGAGAGGTATTTTTGATTATGTCGTTGTTTGTGATGAAACAAATAACACTGCAGCAGTTATTGATGCTAATGAATTTATTGCTGATATCTACATCAAACCCACAAGATCAATTAACTTCATTGGTCTTACATTTGTTGCCACCAAGACTGGTGTTGATTTTGAAGAAGTAATCGGAAAGTTTTAATTAACAGAGGTTAAAAACTATGGCAACCAGAAATCAATTAAATCCACCTCCTTTAAGGAAGATTACGGACTTCAAAAGTAAGCTGTCCGGTGGTGGTGCTAGAAGTAACCTCTTTGAGGTTGTTCTTTCATTCCCAGATGCTGCTCCTGCAGATACTGTTGTTCTTGACAAATCTAGATTTTTAGTCAAATCGGCAGCACTTCCAGGATCAACGGTTACTCCATTAGAAGTTGCTTTTAGAGGAAGAACTCTAAAATTAGCAGGAGACCGCACCTTTGAGAGTTGGACAATTACTGTTATTAACGATACTGATTTTTCAATTCGTTCGGCATTTGAAAACTGGATGAATGTAATTAATCGTGTTTCAGATAACACTGGAGTTACAAATCCTGCACTATATCAGGCAGATGCATTTGTTTATCACCTAGACCGTGATGGTTCAACTCTAAGAGCATATCATTTCTATGATTTGTTCCCAACAAATATCAGTCCAATTAACTTGGCATATGAAACTGATGCCATCCAGGAGTTTACTGTAGAAATGCAAGTTCTCTGGTGGGAAGCAGTTAAAGGCGATTCTCCTGCTGCTGGTGGTCAAGATATCAACTAAATATAACATATTAAGAGTTTAAATTTATAAGATGGCGAAACTTTTTGGTTTTTCAATTGAGGATAATGAAAAAAAATCCAAATCAATAGTCTCCCCCGTTCCTCCCAACAATGAGGACGGGGTTGATTATTATATTCAATCTGGATTTTATGGTCAAACTATTGATATTGAAGGCGTCTATAGAACAGAATATGATCTAATTCGCAGATATCGTGAGATGTCACTTCATCCAGAATGCGATGGAGCGATTGAAGATGTTGTGAATGAGGCAATTGTAAGTGACTTATATGATTCTCCGGTAGAAATTGAATTAACAAACTTAAACGCCAGCGATAGACTCAAAAAAATTATAAGAGACGAATTTAAGTATATTAAAGAAATTATGGACTTTGATAAAAAGTCTCATGAAATTTTTAGAAATTGGTATATTGACGGTAGATTATTTTATCTCAAAGTTATTGATGTTAAAAAACCTGAAGATGGAATTCAGGAATTGAGATATATTGATCCTATGAAGATGAAGCACGTTCGTCAAGAAAAAAAGACAAGTAATAATGCTGGACCAAATCTATCGTCACTTACTAATTTTAACGTAAATCAGGTTACATACCCAGAAATTGAAGAATATTTTATCTACACCCCGACATCAAACTACCCATCAGGTATGCTTGGGTCCTCGGCAAAAGGTGCGGTAAAAATTTCCAAAGATTCAATTACTTATTGCACTTCCGGATTAATTGATAGAAATAAAGGAACCGTTCTTTCATATCTCCATAAAGCAATTAAGGCACTCAATCAACTTAGAATGATTGAGGACTCTCTTGTAATTTACAGGTTATCAAGAGCACCTGAGCGTCGCATTTTTTACATTGATGTCGGCAATCTTCCTAAGGTAAAGGCAGAACAATACCTTAAAGAGGTTATGAGTCGCTATCGTAACAAATTAGTCTATGATGCGAACACCGGAGAGGTTCGTGATGACCGCAAGTATATGAGTATGCTTGAAGATTTCTGGCTTCCAAGAAGAGAGGGTGGTAGAGGAACTGAAATTACAACCTTACCCGGAGGTCAAAATCTTGGTGAACTTTCTGATATTGAATATTTCCAAAAGAAACTTTATAGAGCACTTGGAGTTCCAGAAACAAGAATTGCCGGAGGTGGTGACGGATTTAATCTTGGTCGCTCATCCGAAATCTTAAGAGATGAACTTAAGTTTTCTAAGTTTGTTGGACGCCTAAGAAAGCGTTTTGCGAATATGTTTAATGATATGCTTCGCACTCAACTTCTATTAAAAAATATAGTAACTCCAGAAGATTGGGAGACGATGAGTGATCATATTCAGTATGATTTCTTATATGATAATCACTTTGCAGAGCTTAAAGAAGCAGAACTACTTACAAATCGTTTAACTCTTGTTACAACGATGGAACCATATATCGGAAAATACTTCTCAACCGAATACGTTCGGAAAAAGATTCTTCGTCAAACTGATTCCGAAATTATTGAAATTGACGAACAAATTGATGATGAAATCGAGAAGGGCATTCTTCCAGACCCAAATGCTGCAGTAGATGAAATGGGCAATCCCATTCCCGAGGGTGGTGAGGTGCAACCAGCAGGAGAAGTGGCACTGGGGGAAGTTCCAGAAGAACCAGTTGCTCCAGAACCACCCCCAGAACCTAAAGGCGGCAAGATATAAATAATCTTATAATAATAAATTGTTTTTATGGAAGAACTTATCGATTTGATTGCAACAGACGGTTCAGCATCTGATGTATCTGATAAAATTAAAGAACTATTATACTCAAAAGCATCGGACAGAGTTGATTCTGCCCGCCCCTATGTTGCAGCAACAATATTTGGTGATGAAGACAACACCGAGGATCAAGAATAATGGCAATTAAGGTAGTTCAGAATGTAAATAGAATAACCGCGACTGCGGGTGCGGCGACTACTAGCAATCCTATTGCTCTCAAAAGTGGATATATAAGGGTATCTACCGGATTAACATCGGTATATGTTGAAACTGGTTCAGATCCGGTTGCAACTATCAATTCTTTTCAACTTACTCCTTATGGTAATGAAGTATTGAAGGAAAGAATTGCAAGACAAAGAATTGCAGGAATTACTACAGGAACATCAACTGTTATTTCATTTGATGAGAATGCATCAAATCCATTCTTACTCGGAGATTATGTCACCATCCAAAATGCACAACCAGCAGGAATTAATACAGAACATAAATTAATTACTGCAATAACAGATGGTTCCGTAACAATCTCACATAATAGTTCATCTATTGTTGGGGTAATTACCGTAACTAATGCAAATCTTGCGAGAAGTGTAAAGGTAAGTGCGATTGCCGCATCAGGTTCTCAAGATGTTAGTATCACAGAAATCGTTCAGTTAGTCACCGAATAAAAATGAAACTCATCACAGAAGAAGTCTCACAAGTTAAGTTTATCACGGAAGGCAAAGGCTCTGGAAAGAGAATGTATATTGAGGGAGTATTCCTTCAGGGTGATATTTGTAACCGTAACGGAAGAATGTATCCTATGGATACTCTTTCTCGTGAGGTAAAGAGATATAACGAAGCTTTCGTTGCAAAGGGTCGTGCTCTTGGAGAACTCGGTCATCCCGATGGCCCTACAGTTAATCTTGACCGTGTTTCTCATAAAATTGTTTCTCTCGAACAGAAAGGAACAAACTTTATTGGTAAGGCACAACTTCTTGAAACACCTATGGGTAAGATTGCAAAATCTCTTATTGGCGAGGGAGTTTGCTTAGGAGTTTCTTCTCGTGGTGTTGGTTCACTCAAAATGACTAATGAAGGTCATAAGATTGTTGGTGAAGATTTTATGCTCGCCACCGCCGCTGATATTGTTGCCGATCCTTCTGCTCCCGATGCATTTGTTCAAGGAATTATGGAAGGTAAGGAGTGGATTTGGGAAGGAGGAATTCTTCGTGAAAGACTTGCAGAACAAACAAAACGCAGAATTAATACTCTTGTGGATGAAAAAACTCTACAAGAGCATAAAGTTCAACTGTTCCAAGATTTCCTAAGAAATCTTTAATTTATAAATAAATATAGATTATAACACAGATCTAAAAAAATGTCCGTTGGTAGAAATTTACAAGAAATGGAAAACGTAGTAACCAAAGGAGCCACACCTGCCGAAACTCCCTCAAAGAGTGCAACTCCTGTTGTAACTCCCGGTCAAACGGGTTCTTGGGAAGATTTAGGTGGTCCCACTCCTGAAAATTATCGTCCAGATGACGATTCGGCAAAGATTAAGGATCCTGCCACAACTCTTGCACAAGTTAGAGATGTTGTAAATGCGAAGGCATCAGCAGCAGAACCTATGAAAGGTGTAAAAGAAGAGACGGAAGAGGATGAAGATCTTGTTGATGAAGAAGAGGATAATGAAGAAGATGTAGTATCCGAAGAATCCGAAGAATCTCACAAAGAAGAAGGTCCAAAGTCAAAGAACGGTAAAAAATCTTCCAAAGAAGAAGATGATGAAAAAGACGAGGACGAAGAAGATGAAATGAAGGAAGAGTTTGACATCGAAGAAGATGTTAATGCTCTCCTTGCTGGTGAAGAACTCTCAGAAGAGTTTCAAGAAAAAGCAAGAACAATTTTTGAAACGGCAATTCGTTCAAAAGTTGCTGAAATCAAAGAAGAACTTCAAGCATCCTATGAGGCAGCTCTTGTAGAAGAAATTGAAGTAATCAAAGAAGGTCTTGTTGACCGTGTTGATGCATACCTTGAGTATGTTGCTGATGAGTGGGTTTCCGAAAATG